CACAATTCCGTCGTCAACCTGCTAATCGGCGACAAGGACACCATGGTTATCACCGCCGACTCCGACGGCAGTAATGGCACCGAAGCCATTAAGTACACCGGCACTCCCGGCAAGCTTGCCCTAGCCTTCAACGTTCACTACCTCCTAGATGGTCTTAAAGCGTTTAGGTCTTCAGAAACTGTTACACTGTCAGCAAATGGCGCAACTACTCCTGTAGTCTTGACGCCAACAGATGACACCGGTAAAACGTATCTCATAATGCCAGTGCAAATTAGAGCATGACATCCATCAAGGATCTCAAGTCTGATCATAAAAATGCCCGCAAGCGTACAGATCGTTCAGCCAAGCTGATCGCTGAATCGCTGCAGCGTTACGGTGCTGCACGCAGCATTGTTATTGATGAAGACAACCGGATCCTTGCTGGTAACGGCACCATCGAAGGCGCTAAGGCCGCTGGCATCAAGAACATTCGTGTCATCGAAACTGATGGCACCGAGATTATTGCCGTCAAGCGCACCGGGCTATCGGAAGACGAAAAAATCGGTCTTGCCCTAGCCGATAACCGCACCAGCGACCTGTCCGATTGGGACAAGGACATGCTGCAGCAGCTCAGCGCAGAGCATGACTTAGCGCCATGGTTCGACGCCGATGACCTAGCCGAGATCCTCGGTGAGGCTGAGCAGTTGCCGGCTGAGGGTTTGACCGATGCCGATGATGTACCCGAGGCGCCAGAGGAGCCGGTAACGAAGCTGGGGGACCTGTGGGTGCTGGGTGATCATCGGTTGCTTTGCGGGGATAGCACTGACACCATTGCGCTTGAGCGCCTCACCGAAAACAAGCCTGCTGACCTTTGGCTTACAGATCCTCCTTACAACGTTGCATACGAAGGCAAAACCGCTGACGCGCTTACAATCAAAAACGACAGCATGTCTAATGCTGACTTTCGGCAGTTCCTGCACGACGTATACGTTGCAGCTAACTGTTTCCTGAAACCAGGCGCATCTTTCTATATCTGGCACGCTGATTCAGAAGGCTACAATTTCCGTGGCGCAGCTCATGATGTTAGCTGGAAAGTGCGCCAATGCCTTGTCTGGGTTAAGTCTTGTATGGTAATGGGTCGCCAAGATTATCAATGGAAACATGAACCCTGTCTCTACGGCTGGACCGAAGGCGCTGCCCATACCTGGAACTCAGACCGCAAGCAAACCACTGTTCTTGAGTTTGACAAGCCAAGCCGCAACAAAGAACATCCAACCATGAAGCCGGTTGACCTCTTTCAATATCAGATGGCCAACAGCACAAAGCCAGGGAATGTTGTGCTCGACTCTTTTGGCGGCTCCGGCACCACCATGATTGCTGCTGAGCGCATCAACAGGAAGGCCCGCCTAATGGAACTAGACCCGCGCTACTGCGACGTGATCATCAAGCGGTGGGAAGATTTCACTGGCAAGAAGGCTATCCTTGAAGAGGCACCGGAGGCGTTCTGATGGGCGCACCACGCGGCCCAAAACAAGAAACCCTAGAGCGCGCTGAACGCTTTGCGCGCATCATTGCTAGCGGCGGTCGCAGGTCAGATTGCATCCGCTACGCACGGGAAAACTGGGGGGTTAAGGATGATGCTTGTGACCTCTACCTGCGCGTTGCCCGCGACAAGCTCAAGGCTGACTGGGACATCGAGCGTCCGCAGATGGTGGCTGATTTGCTCTCACAATGCAGCACCTTGCAGATGGAAGCTAGACGCGCTGGGCAATATCACATTGCTCTTGGCGCGATCAATACCGCAGCCAAACTGGCGCAACTCTGCTCGTGAGCATCCTTGCCATTGCCCGTGAAGGGCATGTGCTGCAACAGTTAAACCACGGCGGTGAGTTGACGGATATAGAAGCCCTGCTAGCAAATATCCGCGCAGACCTGCATCCAGGTCAGCTTGCGTTTGTGGATGACACCGCAACGCAGATCATTGGCATCTCGGCTGGTTATGGCGCTGGCAAGACGCGAGCGCTATGCGCTAAGGCAGTGATGCTTGCTGCAGCCAATCAAGGCTTTATTGGTGCTGTGATGGAGCCCACTGGCCCATTGATCCGCGATATTTGGCAGAACGACTTTGATGATTTCTTAGAGGCGTATGACATCCCCTATACCTTCCGTGCATCGCCATTGCCGGAGTACATGCTGCACCTGCCAGGCGGTGACACCAAGATCCTGTGCCGCAGCTTTGAGAACTGGTCACGCATCATTGGCTTGAACCTTGCATGGGTGTTGGCGGATGAGATTGACACCGTGACGCCTGCCATCGCCAACAAGGCATTCCCCAAGATCCTTGGTCGCTTGCGGTCTGGCAATGTCCGGCAGTTTGCCGCAGCATCCACACCCGAGGGATTCCGCTGGATGTGGAATACCTTTGGCAGTGATGATGCCCAGCAGCGCACTGATCGCAAGTTGATCAAGATGCGCACTGCTGATAACCCACACCTACCGCCGGACTTCATCGAGCGCCTGCAGGCCAACTACGACCCGCAACTGCTACGCGCATACCTCGACGGTGAGTTTGTCAACCTCACCACTGGCCAGGTATATGACCGCTTTGATCGTGCCAAGCACATCGTCACCGACATACCAGACATCAGCGAGCAACCGCTGCGCGTTGGCGTTGACTTCAACATTGGCAACATGTCAGCCGTTATCGCCATCAGGCAAAGCAACACCCTGCTAGTAGTTGATGAGATCTCTGGCGCCCATGACACCGACGCCTTGGCACAGGAGATCAAGCGCCGCTACCCCGATCACCGCGTCTACGCATACCCAGATGCCAGTGGCGGTAACCGCAGCACCAATGCAAGCCAAACCGACATCCAGATCTTGGAGTCCTATGGCTTCAGCAATCAATCGCCTAAGAGCAACCCTGGCGTTCGTGATCGCGTGGCTGCTGTTCAGGCTTTGCTGGAAAATGGCAAAGGTCAAGTCAGGCTCACCATCGCCGCTAGTTGCCGCAAGGTGATCGAATGCTTAGAGCTGCAGAGCTACAGCGAGAAAGGCGACCCCGATAAGGATGGCGGCTACGACCACATGAACGACGCATTGGGTTACGTCATATGGCGTGAGTTCAACCCATTACATGCAGGCGCTGGACGTGGAACTGGTGTAAGGCTGTATTGAAAAATTTGCTGTAATATGGTGGCGCGGCGAGACTGCAATCTCCCGCGCCCGGCCACCTGCATCACCAGGCGACATGCCCATCATTACACAGCTACAGCTTGAGCTGCTACCGGCCAAGACCACGCAGCCTGCTTACGGCCCTTTCATCAGCCGCAAAGAAGCCAAGCGACAAGGGCTAAAGCGTTATTACATTGGCCCCTGCAAGCATGGGCATTGCGTAGGCAGGCGAGTTAATGATTGGAAGTGCCCTGAATGTTTGCGTCCTGGCCAACGGATAAGAATGCAACGCCATTATCAGCGGCACGCAAAGAGATTGCAAGTGAAGGCAAAAGCTAACCGCGCTTTGCACAGGGAATGGTTTAGGCAATGGATGAATGAATATAGAAAAGATCCAATACAAAAACTTTTGAACTCACTTAGAAGCAGGCTTTCTTCGCTGACGAAGGATGGGCGCAAATCAGCGTCAACCATGGATCTGACAGGTTGCACCGTTGAAGAGCTTCGCCAGCATCTAGAGGCGCAGTTTACTGACGGCATGAACTGGAGCAACTATGGCCGCACCGGATGGCACATAGATCACATCCGCCCATGCGCCAGTTTTGACTTGTCAGACCCAGAGCAGCAGCGCCAATGCTTTCATTACACAAACCTGCAACCGCTATGGGCCGCCGACAACATCCGCAAAGGCGGCAAGTGGCAAAAGCCCGCTGAATAGGCTACCCGTAACAGCGTTACACTGACAGCAGCTTGACGTAGAACATGTATTCGGGCCTTGGCGCATACGACCGACCTCTAACAGAGCGCAAGGTAACTCGCGTTCAAGACCCGAACACCGCTTGGTACGCGCAAGAGCAGCATTGGATCTTGATTGAAGATCTACTGCAGGGCACCTTCGGGATGCGACAAAAGCATCGCCGCTACCTACCGCAGGAGCCACGCGAGCAGGATGAGTCATACGACAACCGACTAGCTCGTAGCGTATGCCCGCCGTACTACCAGCGCCTTGAGCGGTTGCTGGCTGGTATGTTGACGCGCAAGCCGGTGCGGTTGGTTGATACCAGCGACACCATCACTGAGCAGCTATTTGATGTTGACCTCAACGGTAACGACCTCAACGTCTGGACATACGAATCAGCCCGCAAGATGGTCCGTTATGGCCACGTTGGTACATTGGTGGATGCACCTGCTGATGGCGGCAGACCCTATTGGGTGACATATACGCCGCGCCAGATCCTTGGCTGGCGTATTGAAGCAAAGGAAGGTAAGCAGGAGCTAACCATGCTGCGGCTGCAGGAAGTGGCCAGCATCCCCGATGGCTTGTACGGCGAGAAGCTAGTGCAGCAGGTGCGGGTATTGACGCCTGGTGAATATGAAATCCATCAGAAGGATGAGAAGGGTGACTTCCGCGTAGTAGATGAAGGTCGCACCAGTCTTAGTGAGATCCCATTCAGCATTGCCTACGCCAACCGGACTGGCTTCATGGAGTCGCGGCCACCGTTGGAAGATATTGCAGAGCTAAACCTAAAGACGTATCAGATCCAATCAGACCTCGACAACCAGCTTCACATCTCAGCAGTGCCGATGCTGGCGTTTTACGGCTTTCCATCAAGCGCCGAAGAGGTATCAGCAGGCCCCGGCGAAGCTATTGCATTTCCTGCTGAAGGCCGCGCTGAGTACATCGAGCCAGGTGGTACTAGCTTTCAGTACCAGTTCAAGCGGCTAGAAGCATTGGCGATGCAGATCAATGAGTTAGGGCTATCAGCAGTGCTAGGCCAGAAGCTGACCGCTGAAACTGCCGAAGCCAAGCGCATTAACCGCAGTCAAGGTGATAGCACCATGATGGTGATTGCGCAGAACATGCAAGACATGATCGACAACTGCTTGCAGTTTCATGCGCAGTACCTCGGTCAAAATGAAGCAGCCGGTAGCAGCCACGTCAACCGTGACTTCATGGGCACCAGGCTTGACCCGCAGGAGATCAACAGCCTGCTCCAGCTTTACACTGCAGGGACCATCACCCAAGAAACCTTGCTACAGCAATTGTCTGATGGCGAGGTACTAGGTGATGACTTCGACGTTGAGGAAGAATTGGATGCTACAGCAAATGCGGGAATGGATCTACAACCTGCTCGACAACCTGATCAGTTGGTTGATCGACGTAGCAGTGATGATCGAACCGGAGAAGCCGAGACACCAGGAGCTTGACTATCACGTCAGCGCATTGCCAGAGGAGAT